TCATCGGCGGCGGGCACATCTTTCGGGGGCTTTCGGGGGGCCGCGAGGGGGGTGTGAGCCGCCGATGAGGATGGCCGACGGGTCGCGGGTCTTGCCGGCCTTGCCCAAAGACGGATCCACCGCGCCGTACATGACAAGCGGTTCCGATAAAACATTCCAAAACGTGAAATTGGTAAAAGTCGCATCTTCTCCGGAAAGCGGGTCGTTCTGATATTCCGCGTCAAACGCCGAATGCCCGACTTCAATGCGCTTTTCCATCAAATATTGCAGATTACGTTTGTCCGGCCAACTCAGAACCGCGCCTTTGTCCATAGCGGTTTTATGCTTTTGATAAAAGGCGTCCGCCGCCGAATGCCCGAGATTGCGCAGCGTTTCTTCCCACTCGTCCCACAACGGCTTATTTTCCGGCCACTGCATAATTGCCTTAAAAACAATATGGTTCCACATCGGATTGTTAATTGTGCGCGCCAAAACCGAATCGTAGTGGAGTATGGTGCCGATATAGATAACGTCAAACTTGGCTCCGGCCTCGCCCAGGTTTTTAACCGCCTTATTGAGCCAGTTTTGCAGTTTGTCGCGGTTTTTCGGGTTTTCTACCAGTTCGTCGTTTTCTATATCGTCCAGCGCCACCAGGTCGGGACGATAGGCGCCGTGTTTCAGGCCGCGGATTTTCTGTCCGGCGCCGCGGGCGTGTACTTTAATATTATTACGGGTAACAAAGACACCCTCTTTCCAGATGTCGCTTTTGCCGAATATATCAGGAAAATCCGCCTTCAGCCGCTGGTTGAACTCCAGCTCGGCCTTGATGCTTTCAATCATAATCGCCGCTTGTTCGTAAACGTCCTGAATAAACAAAATATAGTGTTTCAATCCGTAACATATACAATATATTGTAAAAATCATAATATAAGTGGATTTGGCTTCGCCGCGGGACGCGGCAATGACCTGACTGACGCTCGTTTTTAATTTGACAATGCGCGGCAGGTTTTCATAACACCATTTATGAAACAATGCCGGTTCAACGTCGCGCATTTTCCCCGTTTTTTCGTCTTCCTTTTGCCGGATATAGTGCGGGAAGTAGGTGCGGCTGAAGAACTCGAAATCGTTAAAAGCCCGCTTGCGCCGGGTCTGACAGGCTGCCGGGGAAATATCAAAGCCGTCGTTCATACTCTCAATCTGCAATTTGAACTGGGCGGCGTATTCCTTTAAGGACTTTTTGAACTCTGATTTTGAAAGCTTATCGGCCATAGTTGCGGCTCACCTCCTCGCCAAAAGGTTCCAGAATTTCAATAAAAGCGTTGATATGCTGCGGGTACTTTTCGCGCACGAAATCGCCCATCAGCTGGATAATGTCGTTGGCAATCGCCAGCCGGGACAGTTCCGGACTGGCGGCACCGGCGGACTTCATTGTTTTGGCAAAAGCGTCCGACAACGACGCCAGGGCGTCAACCTTGGTTTCCGGCGGCATATTTTCGGCTTTCTGCAGACTGTCCATCGTCGACTGAAACATAACGACAAAATTGTTGACAATCGTCTTCATCAAATCGTCGCGGCCGCCGGATGTTATTGCCGAAGCGGCGCGCAGCTCGTCCCAGTCTTCCCCGCGGGCAAGAGCCTCGGATTTCCAGCGGCGGGCGGTGCTAACCGGAACATTGGCCAGTTTTGCCGCCTGAGTCAACGGCAGCATCCGGTTTGTATAATTTTTCTTGACCTCGTTCTTCTGTCTTAATCCGTAGGCCATATTTGTTTCTCCCTACATTCCCGTCATGCTTTTAAGTTTGGCAATGACAACAGCCGTCATAACGCTGAACACGCCGGAGCAGATCATTGAATTGCGGGCAACCTTTTTCATTGCCTCGTCCTGTCGTTTTTCAATCCGGGACAGGCGCTTATCCATACTTTCCAACGTGCCCATAATTTTGCCGACGTTTTGATAAAGCTCTTTATCGTATTGCATGTTTGGCTCTTTCCTTTTCTTCCTGACAATCAACACAAAAACGGCAGCCGGGAACGGCCCGCTGCCGTTCTTTCGGAATCGGTTCTCCGCATTCGGCGCAAAACTGACGGGAACGCTTTAACGCCCTGAACCGGAACTTTCTCCGGCCGAGTTTACTTTCCATTTCCCGGCTGATTTCAACGGTGGCAATATCGACAATATCGGTCATGAATACGCCCTCTTCAGCCAGCCGTTTAAGAACTTTTTATTTTTCGGCTTGGTTTCCGCCAACAGCCGATAAAATCCGGCCAACTCGGAACGATAGGCGCAGAGGATTGCGAATCCCCACTCCGGCGAACCGGTATAATTAAGCGCCTCCAGCGTCTTATCGCCAAGGCGTCCGTCTTCTTTGAGCTTAAAGCCGACACAGTTAAGCGCCCGCTGCAAACAGAGGTGCGCCTGGGCGGGGCCGGTATTGATGGCTGCATCAAATATCTTGACTGCCAGGTCTTCGTTTTTGATTTCATTATAACGGTTCGGCAGCCAAAAATGCTGGTGATAAAACACTTTTGCCTCATCAAGCGTCATATCTTTAATATTCTGTGCCGTTGCGTCCGGATGATATTTTTTATAAGTACGCAAAGAAATGCCGTATTTGGTGGCACCGCCGGCATCATCCGGATCATCAACGAAACCGCCCTCGTGGCCGAGGGAATTGTTGAAAGCCCGCCCGAACGTGCTGCCTTTTAAGGTTAAAGAACTCTCCATAACAAAAAACCCCGCAAGTAGATTCATCTACCTGCGAGGTTATATGTTTCCGCCGGAAACCTTAATGGGAATTGTTCACCCAAAAAGATACCCCTTTCAATAGGGTACATTTATTTAATAATCATATTTCTTTTTTAAAAGCAACTTATTTTTTACCAATGAAGCACCTCCAGTATATTAAGGTTAAAAAAACCGAAAATGACGGTTAAAAAAGCAAACTCCAACGCTATGCCGACAATGATAATTTCTATTTTACGCATTTTCGTTCTCCGGCAGCGTTATCAGTTCACTGATGATACGCAGGCAACAGCAAAACCCTGCCGCACGTTCTCGGTAAAGCCCTATTTCCTCATTTTCGCGCGGAGATGCCGCCATAGCCAGCAATTCCAGCAAAGCCTGAGCATCAGCCAACCGGTCGGCTGGCTTTTGCGAAAAAATATTTTCCATGACTTATTCTCCCCGAAAGGCAATACTGGTAACGGTTTCGGCTGCGGTGAAATTCAATGCCAGCTGTCTGGCCGATTGCGGCAGCGGCGACAGCATCCCGTATTTGCGCATGGCAGCCGAGTAAGCCTTGACCGAACTGCGTGAACGTCCGACCAGTTTGCAGACTTCGGCGGTTGAAAGCCCCAGCCTTTTGTATTTCAATACCCGGCGCCACAGCGGACGGCATTTCAGGAGTTCGGCCGACATATCGGCAATCAGGGCTTTTTGCGCCTGATTTTCCTTTTTCAGCTCACGGGAACCGAGCAGCGCCTCAGTAAAAGTCGGCTTGCGGTTCCTCAGCTCGGCTTCCATGGCGCGGAAGGCTTTGATGAAGTCGATTTTGAACTTCATCGCCTTTTGGCCGGTGAAGCCCATTGCCAACAGCGTGAAACCGTCAAAAGTGATTTCATAATAGGGATTTTTCTTATACCCACCATTGCCAACTTTTGTGACTTCTTGCAACAGCTTAAAATTGAGCTGTTGAAAATCTGCCGGCATTTCAAGAGCTTGAATTTTACGCAAAACATTTTTGTGTTCCATGCCGAATCGCTCGGCAATTTTTAAGCTGGTGGTGGTGAGTTGGTTATTATCGGAAATTTGAACTAAATTATTAATCATTTTGATAACTTTCTTAGAATAGCCGTCAAATATGAGGGCGGCGTGGACTCACTAAAAGCAGTTATCAGAATGCTTTGGCTGATATTGGATATTTTCAGCTCTCATCCACGCCATAGGCATAAAAAATACACGCTGACGGGGTGTGAAAGCCGCTGATAACTTGTTTTTAGGCTTTCAGGTTACCCGTCAATGGTTAAAAAATCAATAATTTTACGACCGTTTTTAGACTTTTTAGCACCAAAGCCCTAACAAAAACTTAAAAAATCTGAATAATTTTGTTTATTTTCAATTAGTTATTTATTACAATTAGATATACAAAAATACTCATTTACTTGTTGAAAATTTTGTTTTAGGCTTGGCGAAAAGGAAGAATATTATGCTTTATCAAACCGTTCGCAAAAACTTTCAAAAAATGTTTCCGTCGTTGGTTGGCTTTGGCTGGGAAAAGGTATGGCACGGCGATATGGTTGTCTACGCAATGCAAACACGGCCACAAAACAGCCTTGAAAAAACGCTTAAAAAAGTATTCTACAAGGTTTTTGATGAGGGGGTTTCCTCTTTTTTATCTGCCGTGGAGCCTGAATTATTAAAAATCGGCTATAATATTACAAGCAACTCTCCATATAAGCGTAAAAAATGGGTACAAAACGGCAAGTTCATTTCATGCAGGCGCTTAATGCTTATCTATAATGCTAATATCAATATTTTTTACAGCATTATGGAGGGAAAACGTATCCGCGATGCTTTTTCGGCTTTTCCGGTATTACAGTATAAAACTAATATCCCCGGCGTTTATTGCACTGACCATAAACAATGGCATAATATGGTCTTAGCAGCTAATAACATTTGGTTTGACTGTTATTTTCCGCCCAACGGTTGGAACTGTAACTGCTCGGTTCGGCAAATAGCTGCTTGGGAATTAGCAAAACCAGAATATCAGATAAATAAAACCCCTGATATTTTGCTAAAATCCTGGGTAAATAAGCGAACCGGAGAAATTATTGAAATACCTGTCGGTATTCAGCCTGGCTTTCATTTTAATTTTTACCAACTGTATGATAAACTTTTTAATGATAAAACAGCATAATTAAAACAAAATTATTTGTGATTTTCACTTGTTTTTAGACTTTTTTGCAACAAAGCAGCTCGGATAGAACTGGCATTTTGTGTTGGTTTTAGAACCGCCGAATATACCGCAGCAGGAACCGTTGTCCGTACAATGAATACAATCTTCGCAGGTAACACCATCATCCAGCAACATATTATATTGTGCCTCCCACTCTTTGGTGCCGGGTTTATACATCAATGATACGCGTTTCGGGTCTTTAGACATAAATTCCTCCTTTGGTTAAAACAATTCGCCTTGATTTTTGTTGCTTTCCTCCCTTTGGCGGGCGCGGCGCAGCACTTCCAAAACCCAGCGCCGGCCGCAGACGGCCTGTGCGGCTATGTCGTTTATGGAATAGTGTTTTTTCCGCAGCTGCAAAATCTTGGCTCGACGATGCGGGGCTTCGTTGACAACGCTCATCGGCACGTCAATCTGATTGCCTTTGAAATTGTCAATTAAAACCTCCAGTTCTTCTTTGGTGAGCAGTTGGCACAATTTATGTTTTGGGTGCGGCATTTTTGACGGAATATAAATCCGCTGCCCGCGAAACAACTCGACCAGCTTGATGGCGAAACGGTTGGAAGTTACGTCGGCAACTTCCTGAATAAAAATTATTTTATCATTTTGCACCATTTTCTGCCCTCTCTATTATCTTTTTCAAGGCCTCAATAACCTTGTATGCTTCCCGTGCAGGCAATGCCTTTACACTGCTTTTCTTGGTTAATCTGGCCACAAACCGGTCTAAAATCTCCGGATTGCGGTTTTTGACTTTGCCAAGCTTTTGCAGAACGCCCCAAAGCGCGTAAATTTTCTTGACCGAAGGACTTAACTCTGCTTTTTCGGGTCGTTTGCCGTTTTCTGACCAACCGCGTTCCCTCATATATTTGACAACGTCAATCAGCTGGCGAACGGTGCATTTGGAAGCGCTTTCCCGACCGGTAACATTTTTCAACAGCCGGCGGTATGTATCGTCATCAAGACCGAGGTCTTTTTTGGCGATATGCACTTTTCCCAAAAGTTTTTTGCGTTCGTCTTGCATTGTTAAATCCTTTTTTAACCTGACTCATCAGCGGCAGGCGGTTATTCTCTGCCGGACGGCGGATAAAAACACCGCCGTTTCGTCTTCGCTAGCTTAAATTTCGGTTACATGGCATCCTCCCGGGGTTCTGTTAATACGATTTTTTTTATTTGGAGATTGAAAATCTGCTCTAATCCGCCGCAATATTTAAGGGGATAGGCTTCCAGCAGTCGCTGTCGCCGACCCGCTCATAAAAACGGACATATCCTTTTGAAGATACGACGTTAATGCTCTCGGACAGTGCCATCATAGCCTCCAGCCATTTCTCGTCCTGAATTTTCAAACGCCGCAGCCCTAAAATCCTGTCGGCAGATACCTGGCCTTTCTTGTCGGTCTGAAAAGCAAAATTCACCATACTGATTAGTTTTGAATTGGCGCCGGCCGACCAGTTTTGAATGCACTCGTAAATTTTCTCTTTGGCAATTTGCAATTGCTCGTCAAACGCGATTTTATCGGCGTAGGCCCGTTCTATTTTGTAACGGCCGTCAAAAGAGATTAACGTTACATTGCCTTTCTTGCCTTTGGTCTTCAGATTATACTGTTCGGCTGAAATGCTGATAAACTGGGCAATCTCGTCGAAAGCAAATTCCTTAAAGCTTTTAATTTGCTCGGACTGGGCTTTTGCCTTTGCAATCAGATTGTTGACAACGTCATTCCGGAGCATGTCAATCGGTTTGATTTGCGACTTGGGTACCAGCATACCCTGAGCATTTTCCATAAAATCGTCTTTATTAAATTCTGTCATAAAATCCCCCTATATATCCAAAGCCTTGCGGTATGTTTCCAGCAAAAATTCCTTTTCGTCGCGGTCGGCGACATTCATCTTGCGGAGCTTGATAATCTCTTTCATAATCTTGACATCAAAACCCGCCCCTTTGGCTTCGGCAAAGATGTCGCGAATGTCCGAAGCAAGCGCTTTCTGCTCCTCTTCCAGACGTTCTACCCGTTCAATCAGGCTGCGCAGCCGGTCGGCTGCAATTCCACCAACTTCTGACATTTTAGTTTCTCCTTACATTTTCGACTTTAATTTTGTCCGCGATAGCGCCCAGAGCCAGCAATAAAACCTGTTCAGCAAAATTGTTTTGTTGAGGTCTCAATACTTCGCGTGGATTAGTCCGTTTTATGACATCTCTCAGATTGTAGCTGATACAAGACAGAAAATTGTTGTTGCGCTCAATTTTTTTAAGCATCTCTGCATTTTCAGCTCTGACCTCGTCGATTTTCGTCGCCAGAATTTCTAAATTGTCTTGTTTTGTTTTTGCGTTTAACATAAAGTTTCTCCTTCAAATTTGCGTTTAAATTCTTCTTTTCGGTTGTTTTTCAGACGTTCCGGGCATGTCTTGCAGAATTGCTGCAACTTGAACAAAACCGGATTGCCGGTGTTTATGTTTTGGCTTACGATTTCGTCGCATTCCTTTTGTTCAATGATTTTGTTAGTGAAAGGACAAAGGATTTTTGACGTATACGTTGCCAAAATCTTTTTCTCGATGTTCTCGGTTGATTTTGCCGGGTAGCGGCCAAGTAAATACAGGTTCAGCGAAGAACGGGCATACCCAAGTTTTTTGGCTACCGGATCAATGGAACCGGCCTTGCTGACTTCCCGGCGGCAGATTTCATACGCTAGACTTGCCATGACACAACCTCCCCCGTGTTCGGGTCATAAATCTGCTTCAGCTCCCGTCGCAATATCGGTGCCTTGTTGCCGGTGTCTTTTAGCAAGCTGTAACGCTTGAAACCGTTTGACGTCGGCGCAGTTCCCTTCTCTTTCGCTTTCAGCTCAAACAGGTAACCGGCGCGTTTTAAGGCATTAACGTAAAGGCTGATATTGTTTCTCGGTAGTTTTTCATTGCCGTCAACAGCCAGTCCCATCAGTTCGTCAATCGTAAATTTCTTTTGCAGACGCATCAGCCGCCAGACTTTGGAACGCAGAGAATTTTTGCCGGGTGTTACGCGTCGGTAGCTTCCTTTGCTCGGCCCGGAGGTAAATTTTATTTCCTGACCGCTCGTTTTTAGACTGAGACCTTTTTCCGTCAGCTTATAAATTCCGCTTTCCTGCCGCTCGGCAACTTCCAGCTGAATAAGGCGGCAAAGTGCCTGACTGATGCTTTTTCTTTTCTCTTCCATGTCATTGCAAATATCGTCGAATGTCTTTGCCTGAACACCCAAGGAAGAAAAGACTTTATTAATTACCCTCCCGCTCATACTTTATGCCCTCACATAAATCGGCTTAGAGTTTTTACGGTCATTCATTAAAATCTGGCCGTCCATCATTTCAAAGGTAACCGTTTTTATATCGGGGTTCCGGCTGGCAAAGCGGTCAATGGACGCAATGGCTTCTTTTATTTCCCGGACATAACCGCCGGTAACATTATGAGTAAAAGCTATTAGTTTGTCTTCCACTTCAACATTGCAAAGCTTCCGGATAAGCTCGCTTGTGTCGTCAATGTCAAGGGGAACAAAGTCAACATACTGCCCCACCCGGCTGGCTATCTGCTGAAACTTGGTTAAATTGTGGCGAATTACCCCCATCCCTACCAAAATAAAAGGAATTTCCAGAAAGTCAGACAAATCGCGGATTGTTTCCAGCAGTTTTTGCGACCGGGAAATATAATCCACTTCATCAATTACCACGGCAAAAACTTTCCCGTCGCGGTCAGCATCTGCTGCCCTCTGCGCCAGCAGATTAAGAGCCTGGCGGAACATTTTTTCAAACGAGAAAACCGGAATTTCGTTCAAAGACATAATTAAATCTTTCATCATCCAGTTAGGCGTCCACTCCTTTTTAGCTCGGATATAAACGCACTCGTTCCTGATAGCCCACCAGTTTAAGGCGTGGGTTTTGCCCAGCCCCGGTTTGCCGTCAACGACCATCAAACAGGCTTCTTTTGCTCCGCGCTGTGACAACGCAGACAACGCATTCAGGAAGCTTTTAACATTTTTTGTCTTTACAAATTCGTTTTTCATTCCTATAATTCCTTTAATATGTTTACATATCAGGCTTGGTTTGTGTGAGAAACCGGGCCTTTTTCTTTGGCGAGTGTTCTTAAATCCGGAACACTCAGGTCTTCAGCTTCAAACAGCATGACTACTTCAGGCTTTTTCAGCATAGAAGACAAATTCTCTTTATCGTGACTGGTGATTTTTGCCGGATTTTCCAGCATCCACTTTGCCCAGGCGACATCATCGTTGAACACTGGGCGGTCGCCATTATATTTTGGTGAAGCGGTAACGGTTTTCTTCTCTATTTGTGGAGCTGGCTCCGGTAAAAATTCCGGCTTATTAGTCAGCTCTTCAATATCAACCGTGCGGCCTTCAATAAATTTTTGGCGCAGCTCGTCTTCAACATCGTCCATGTGGCCTTGCAGGCGTTTAATTCGGCCTTCGGCTCGTTTTTTGTTTTGCCATTCTGTCCGGCTAATTGGGAAATACTCGCGGGAATTGCCTTCAAAAATAGCTTCACAAATTAATTTTCCCGGCTTTCGTTCCCCGTTTAATTCAACTAGTTCATAAGCCCAGACTTTTGAACCGTCCAAAACATCATAGGCTACGGCGACGTCCTTGCCGTGATATGGCACCAAGTCGTTTGAAAAATAGCTGTTACTGAACAAAGAAATCAAACCGCGGGTGGTTCTGCGAATTTCATAATAACGGTACAGGTCGCGGATTTCCGCCGGGGTCAACTTGTCAGCGACAAAACCGTTGCGAACACAGCCATTCCAAAATTCGGACGGGGTCATATTGCGCCGACGGCTATGTCCGTTTATAATTTCTGTTATACAAGGCAGACTGCGATGCGGCTGGTTATTGTAAAATTCCACGCGTTTATTGCAAAAATCCTTAAATTCCGGCCAACTCATTAAGAGCTTTGAAGCGCCTACTGTCGCAATATCTTTCCGGGTTTTCTTAAATACAGCTTGTTTAGCCTGGGCATCCATATCCACTCCCATATAGGTTGCAAGCTCCTTACTGGCGCGTACCCAGATTGTCTGGTGTATGCGTTCGCCTATTCCTCTGGCTTGCGAATTATACGCGATAGAGTTCTTTTTCTCGATGCCTAAGCGGGCGAATAAACCGACAAGATTGTCATCAAAACAACGGTTGTTAAACCCCTTGCCGTTATCAACATACCAAATTGCCGGAATACCGTGTGTAATAATTGAACGAACAAGTGCCATATAAACGGAATTAGTACGTTCGCTTAAATCGACAGACCAACCAACGACCTTGCGGGTATAAACGTCTATAACGGTAGTAATTTCAGGGCGGAAAGGCTTTCCCGTCAGCGGGTTTTGCACTTCCGCATCAAAGGTGTGTCCATCTGCCGTATAAACCGCTGTCGGCCATAAATTTGACGTGTCGCGTGAAATATAGGCCTTAAATTTTTTTAGTTCCCTGCTTCCCAGTCGTCCTTTATTCAATACTTGGGGCGGTAACTTCTTTAAAAAACGTTGTGCTGCTGAATATGACGGTAAACTTTTCTTATCCGGAAAATTACAAGCAAGTTCCCGCATGCAAAATGCCAGTGACGGCTTTTGCGGCCGTTGCCATAATTTTAATAAGGCATCTCCCCAAACAGGCCAGTCAGCTTCCCGAACCTCCTTTTGAGCTAACGCCAGCATTGTGCCGTTTTCTTTTACTGCCTTGCGCCAGTTAAAAATTGTCGCACGGCTTATTTTAACCGGTCGGCCGCCACTTTTGGCATTCGCCTTTATCAAAGCATTTCTAATTGTATCGGAAATTGTATCGGCTGCGATTAGGCTCTTAAATCTCTCTATGGCATTATTCACACCGCCGCAAGCCTTTGACATATTATCAATTTCAGTCAGAATTAGGGCTCGGGCATCTATAACGTCCCTTTGATAGGTTTTTAGCTCCTCAATTTTAATCGCTTGATTTTGGACTAGTTTGTCCTTCTCATATTCAATAATATTGTTGTCATTTCCCATGCTAATGGCAAATATGTGGTTTTTAACATCTTCAGGCATAGAATCGACTGCATATTCGCGGCCGCCACCTAATTTATTCCGTTCTTGGCTCGTCCAGTTTTCTCTTTCAGCTTTCTTGAGTAGCCCTCTTTGCGTCTTCGGTAAGCCAGGAATTTCAAGCTCTAACAATTCCTGAATGCTATAAAACGATTTTATCATTCTCCCTACTCCATTATTTTTCTTTACTTTTAGGACAAAACGGTTTAAGTTTTTTAGCGGAAGCATGTGGATGCAGAGGTCTGCCGTTTTCGTCATATCTGTTTGGCCAGAGTTGCATCGGATGAATATTCAAAAATTCAGCGATGATTTGCTCTCCGAAAAAAATAGGACGATATAAAGAACCTTGGACTTCAGATGCTGAAAAGCCAGCATTTCTGGCAAGTTCAGACAATGAAGTTCCTCTTTGTTTGAGGCGGTTCTTGATATATACAGCAATATCTCTTGTCATTTTTTTGCTCTCTATAAAAAGACTGGTTGGCGCCAGTTTTTTATTAAAAAATAATGTTAGTTTCTATTCACAAAACTAACATATAACCTAATTTATTAGGTTGTCAACTTAAAAAATTAGGTTCTAACTTAATTTTTTCAATGTTTTACTATAAGACATTGAAATATAATGAAAGTTTTTTTGTATGGCTGTAAACTCTGAAGTTCTATCTTTCGATGAAAAAGTTAGAACAAGATTAAAAGATATAATTGATAACGATTTCCCAAATCGGGAAGCTGCAGCTATTGTTGCTGGTAAGGATAAAGATATGCTTGCCCGTTATATTACGGGCAAATCAACACCACCGTTTAATACAATTATTTCTTTGTTACGTTTTAAAGGAATAAGCTTTGAATGGTTGGTCTATGGCCGCGGTAACAAATACGAAAAAGACAATGTTATTATAAAGCACAATACTACTGCGATAAAAATTTATGACATTTCTGTATCTGCAGGTCCCGGATGTTTTGTAGACGATGAGTTCGTACACTCTGAAATTGTTTTATCCGATGAATTTTTGAAGCTCTATGAACTTTCAAGTAGCTGCGTTGGCGTATTTATTAAAGGGGATTCTATGAAGCCTAAGCTTCTCCCGTCCGATACGGCAATCGTTGATACAGGCATTACAACATTTGAAGACGACAATATTTATGTTTTTTCTTATGAAAACCATTGTTATATCAAACAATTACAAAAAATCGGGCGCGAGATAAAAATAAAGAGCCTTAACTCTGATTATGAGAATTGGAGCCTCATCCCCGAAGAAGAAGGCGATAAATTCAAAATTGTCGGAAAATTGAAGCTTATTATCAGAAAACCATAATTGCGCAAATTTTAATCAAAAGAGTCTAAAAATAACCGTTAAAAATGCTCATTTTATCACTATTGAGTCTAAAAACGGTTATTTTAAATATTTTTACAAAACCCAAGTAAACAAACGAGTTGCGGGCAATTTTTAAAGATTGTCAAAGTCTAAAAATGATTGCCTCCCCACATTTGGTTGTTGGAGTTCGCCAACTCCGCTATCAAAGAATTTTATCTTGACGGGACGATATTTCTCGTCAGCCTTTTTGTATAAGGCAAATATCTCGACTTGATGTAAGGTCGGGATGCTTCCGACTATACAACAGACGAATGTCGGAGGTTTTGCCTACGATATTGCGTTAAAGGTCAGAGGATCATTTTCAAGATAGTGATTTTGGCGACATACCCGACCACCTTTCAGGTGGTCTTTTTTATGAAAGGGAATGTTGTGCAAGAACTGTTAAAATTTATTTCCGTAGAATGTCAGGCCAAATTAGGAGAATCCCTCCACTGGGCAAGAAATGAACAAAGACTGAGTATTGAACAGGCAGCGGCAAAGGTTCAATGTCGAATACAAGATATTGATGACTTAGAAACAGGCCGAAAAGCTATTGATTTAAAATTGCTTTGCAGGTTGCTTAAGTTATATGGCGAAAAACTTGTTATTTATTTGGAGGGATATGAAGATGAATGAAATGCCGAGATATTATGCAACCGAATTAGGCTGCGATTTATGTTTTGAAATCGCCCTGTTTTTCTTCAAAACACGCCGTAACAGCGGATTATCTATTGTGGAAGCCAGCTTAGAATCCAAATTATCAGTTAATGATATTGACGAATTGGAAACACAGGCCGGGTGTTATGATTTTGAAAAAATTACTAAGCTATTGGATTTTTATAAAACAAAATTACCAATATCGGCAAGATGTTTTAAGAGAATGCCTAAAAAACTGGCGGACCAGTATTTTAAAAGCTAA